GTTGCCAAATCACCGCGGCTAGGGGTGGGGGAAGTACCTTACAACGATAGTGTTATGGCCAGCTGCTCGGTGGTGGGCTGCCCTCTGTCCAGCGCCTTGAGGATTGCCAGCCATCTGGACTCAGTGAAGAAGGGCTGAGCCTGATACCACTCCCTCACTGGCGACGTGCCCTTGCTGTAGTTGCAGGTGGAGCACGCAGGCACGATGTTGCCGAGGTGGTGCTCACCGCCTTGGCTGATGGGGATCACGTGCTCCACCTGCAGGTCGCCGCCTGCGCCGCAGTAAGCGCAGCAGTGGCCGAACTCCACCCACCTGCGCCACATCTGATCGGGGCTGAGGTGGACAGTGCGGCTGCCACGCTCGCGAGCCTTGCGCTCCTTCGACTTGGCTCGGTGATAAAGGCGGAAGCTGCCATCGATCATGTAGCGCCAGCGCGCTTGTCTGACGCCTCGCTGACGGATGAACTCGGCACGCTCCTCGGGGTGAGCACGCCAGTGCTCGATCTGCTGCTGATACACCAGCCGCGCCACTGAAGGAGCGCCCGCCGCGCGGATGCAGCGATCAAGCAACACGCGCTCTTGGATCTGCTCAATGGTCAGGCCATCGGCAAGCAGTTTCACAACAGTGGCTGCTTGGCAATTGTTGAAGCCATTGGCTTCCAGAAAGCCATGGGGCAAACCATTCTTAGACCGCGAAGGTCGGCCGTGCTTTGCACGATGCCTTTGCGTCACTTCTCGTTGCTTGGCCTTCCATGTGTCAAGGTCGGCTTCTTTGAGGCGGCTGTGCCGGGCCAACGCATCAATGCGCTGACAGGTCGGGCATTTCCCGCCTTTGATCGTTCGCAGTGTCACCCCTTCGTCCCAGAGGTGGCTGCGCTTGCAGGGTGAACCGAGCCTGTAGATCGCAGGGTCGAAGGGCTGGCCGGGCTCGGGGATCTCGTAACGTTGTCTCATCGCCTGGTGGTGCAGGTGGTCACGGTCTGGGCAGTTAGCGCTGCGCCAGACCACAACATTAGCTGCCCAGCTTGCGTGCGATCTCGGTCTGAAAGGCCCTGCGCACTTCAGCGGGCCATGCCTGCCCGAAGGCCTTGGTGAGGATGTCCTGCACGGGGAACTGTGGACGCCTGACCTTGGGGTTGGGGTCGATGGTGAACACGCGCCGCAGCTGCTGCCCACCACGGCCTGCTCGGGTGAAGATCGCCTGCGTGCTGCTGCCGGGCTTGACCGGGGCGACGAAGTAGGGGCGCCCGTCGCCGCCCTGGCGCGCAGAGCCCAGCACCTTGGCGTAGGCGCTGATCGTGTAGTTGCCTGCGGCGGTCTTGCGCAGGGGGCTGTTGCGGGCCGGCACGAGTGCAGCACCAGCGGGCTGGCGCGCGATCTTCGTGGCCGAGAGGTCGGCGCCCTTGAGCTTGGGGGTGGTGCCCTTGACGATCGGCCTGAGGTAGTTGGCCGCGGCGGGGCGGCCGCTGCGCGACTGGTCGGCGATGCCGACCACGGTCTCGAGGTTGTTCGGCCGAGCGAAGCGCTGGAAGCCCGAGTTGAGGGTGTAGGGCACGGGCTTGTCGATGAAGCGCGGCATCTGCTCCCTGAGCGCGCGCTTGGCTGCGCCAGCGGCCTCGTTGAGCGCCTTGGACGCCACGTAGCTGAGGTTCTGGTCCGTGAGCAGCCGCACGCGCTTGTCGAGGCGCTCTAGGTCTGCCTGGAGGTCGATGCGAACGCTTGCCATGCCCCAAGGGTAAGGGCGCGAGCCGGGCAAGGCGATCGAAATGGCGGGAGGTGCGCCCTGCCCCACTGCCCCACCATGTCCTACCTGCCTACCCGCTCCTAAAGGGGTATATTTCCCCCCTCTACTCTATATTCTATAGAATCCTTTAGAAAGGTAGGGTAGTAGGACAGATAGGGCAAAGCCCTGCAGCGCAACGGTTTTACCCTGCCCCACCACCTTTTCAAGGTGAGGCAAACCGGTAGATCCAGCGCCTCGAGCCGGCCTTCGCCTCCCGATGGCGCTCGTATCCCAGCTCTCTCAAGATGGACGCAACCTGCATCTGGTCGGCGCGGGTCTGCCGCTCGACGGGTTTCGAGATGGCATCGGTGAGCAGTTTCTCGGTGGTGATCACCTCGGTGCTGCCGTGATGGTCGAGGTAGTTGCGGATGGTGTTCATCCACGGCGACTCCACGAGATAGGTCTCGTTCTCGATGTCCACCTGCGCTGAGAGCTCTCGGGTGAGGTGGTTGGGCTCGCCGGCCCTGTAGGCGGCGACAGCGGCGCTCCAGATGGCGTCACGCTCCAGCAGGAGCTCATCGACGGGGATCTGGGTCTGCACGGCCACAGGGATCACCCAGAAGCGCCGGTTACCGGTGTCGTCCACCAGGAAGCCGCTGTCGCGGTTGGTGGAGCCCACGATCACGCAACGGCGCGGGAACGACTCTGTGGAGCGGCCATAGGGCACGCGGAAGGTGTCGGTCTGCTGGGTGAGGAAGGCCTTCACCTGGCCGGCGTGCTTGCGGCCGGTGATGTGATCGAGCTCGGCCCACTCCATGATCCAGGAGCGGTGGAGCACCATCAGGTCGTCCTTCGAGCTGATGTCGCGGAGCGCATCGTTGAACCAGAGGCCGCCGAGGTTGCGCCAGAAGGTGGACTTGCCGCAGCCCTGCGGCCCCATCAGCACACAGGCCGAGTCGTGCTTGCTGCCGGGCTCGAAGATGCGGCGCACGGCCGCGATGAGGGTGGCCTTCAGCATGGCGTCGTAGAGGGTGCCGGGCTGATCGTGGGGCCTGAGGTAGCAGGTGCTGAGGTAGTCGATGGAGGTGGGCGGGACGTGCTCGGCGACGTGCTCGAGGTATTCGCGCACGGGGTCGTAGGGGGTCTCCATGGCGACGTGGACCAGCGCATCAGCAGCGAGGTCTTTGGAGACCTTGATGCCCATCTCGGCGAACTGGAGGTAGTAGAGCTCGAGCTTCTCGATGGGCTTGGCATCGAGCTCGATCGCCTGGGTGAAGATGTTCCAGCGAAGGCGCGAGCCCAGCTGCTGGCGCATCAGCTTGATGAGCTCCTGAGCGTCGAGCTTCACCGCCTTCTCGGCCTGCACGTCAGGGGGCTGGGCCTGCGCCTTGGGAGCGGCCGGGGCGGCCTTGGGCGGGGCGCTGTTGACAGTGCGCCGCGGTGGATCGGCAAGGTGGAAGAGGGTGCCGAGGCCGACGCCGCCGGAGCCGTTAAAGGAGCGCCATTTCGCCTCACAGACGCCCGGCTCAAACTTGCCTGAGACGGCAGACCAGTGAGTCCAATCGGCGAGCAGACCGTCGTCACCGACGCTGTGGAGCGCCATGCCGATCTTCACCCAGTCGTCGTAGTCGTCGGCGAGGGTGGTGGGGATGCGCGAGAGGTAGTCGCGGGCTCGATCTGCGTCTGAGGTGAGATCGGGGAGACGGAGCAGCGGTGCGGGCTCGGGCTGCTTGCGCATCATCTGCTGGAGCAGCAGCGATGGCGCCTCGGCGAGCGGCAGGTCGGATGGCGCGCGGCCCTTGATCCAGCGGTAGCTGCCGGTGATCGGGTGGGCACCTGCGACGACGGACTGGCAGCCAGTCCAGCGGAGCTCCAGCTGCTCGCCCTTGATCGAGCTTTTGAGCTTGGTGGTCTTGATCTGGTCCCAGAAGGCGCGGGGGACCTGGTAGATGATCTGGAGGCGCCCGTCACGGCCGGAGGTGACGGCCCATGACTTGGGCAGCTCGCGGAGGGGGATGCCGAGCTGCTCAAGCACCTCGGAGGCGCCGAGGCCATCGTGATCGACGAAGAGGAGGCCACCGGACTGCGGGCCGGCGATGACACCAACGGCGACGGCACGGCCGGCGGTGATCTCGCGGGAGAGGGTGGGCTTGTCGAGGGGGTTCTTCTGCCACTCGGGCTGATAGGGGCGCTTGTCGTTGCCGACAGCGACGAATCCCCAGTGGTCGGGGAGCGCGGCGAGCAGGTCTGTGAGCAGGGGCATCAAGCCTCCCTGTGGTGAGCCGTCAGATCTTGCCGGGAGGTGAGGCAGGTGAGGCAGCCTCTGTGACAATTTGCAAGGCGTCAGGGACGGTACGGGCCACGCCAGCGATGCCACCGGCGGTGCGCACGGCATGGAGCCAGTTGCGCTGCTGGGGGGTGATGCGGCCCGAGGGGGTCTTGATCTCGATGGAGGTGAACACCGCCAGCTGCTGGCCGACCATCTCGGGGGTGACGGTGATGGTGCGCCAGCCGATCAGATCAGCAGAGCCGCGGGCCAGGCCGAAGGTGACCAGCCGGCCGGTGCGGGGATCGGGGAGGCTGCCGCAGTTGTTCCTGTAGAGCCTGAGGTCTGGTCTGGTTCCCAGTGCCAGGCGGATCTGCTGCTGGATGTAGGTCTCGCTAACCGACACGCTTCGCCTCGATGTGCTTGCGCACAGTGTGGCGCGGCACGCCCAGCAACTCGCTCCACTGGGTCAGCGTGAGCCGCTGGCCATCATGCTCTAGGTATACGCAGCATCTGCGATTGTTCTGCTGCTCCTTCCTAGTCGCCCAGCGGCAGTTGCTTGGTGCGTAGCCGTTGTCGTTATCGATGCGGTCGATCGTCAGCCCTTCTGCGTAGCCGCTGGTATCCGCCCATGCCTTGAAGTTGCGGTAGTCGCGCCACTGGGCACATACCTGAATGCCTCTGGCGCCATAGCTTGCAAACGCTCGATGGTTTGGGTTGTGGCACCGTCGCACCATCGAATCCCAAACCCGGTAGAGCTTGCTGTTTGAGTCCGAGTGCTTTGTGTGTCGCCCGCGAAGACAGCCACATGCCTGCTGCTTGCCGGCCCGTTCAAACAGGCGGTTTTTCCTGATCACGGTGACGTTGCCGCAGTCACACTGGCAGCGAGCCATCTGGTAACGATGGCCGGCAGATGCGTCGGCAACAACAGTGAGAAGTCCAAAGCGCTGACCAATCAGCTCAGCGGGGATCGGGTTGGGCACGTAAGAAGATGGGTTAGCTGTTCCCATCTTATTGCGTTCCGCCCTTAGCCTGCCTGGCCTGGTAGACATGCCGAGCCCATGCGGCTGGGTTCTTCATGCCGCGGGACTGCCCGATGCGGATCAGCTCCTGCAGGCTGCGGGCCTTGCCCTGCTGCCGGCGATCGCGAGCGCGGGCCTGCGCGACAGCTGCGCGCGCCAGCTCCTGCAGCTCGCCCTCCTTCTGCTGGATCTCGCGGGTGCTGAGCTTGGCAGGGGTGCCGCAGACGGGGCAGACGGGCTGTGGTGCAAATGCAGCGAAACAGGTCTCGCAGGTGCGCACGGTGGGCGCTGGCGGGCCATCCTTGGTGCCACGCCGCGGCCGATCGGCGAGGGACCAGGTGCGGTGATCGTCGGGGAAGCCATGGCGGTGGACGTTGCCGACGTGATCGAGGATCAGCGCGTGGGGCTTGTCCGGTGCGGGGCGGAGCACCCGGCCCACCTGCTGGAGGTAGAGGCCCTCGGATTGCGTGGGGCGCAGCAGGATCGCCACCTCGGCCGCGGGGCAGTCGAATCCTTCCGAGACGACATCCACTGTGACAAGAACGCGAATGGTTCCCGCGGCAAACCGACGCACCAGCTGGTCGCGCTCATCAGTCGGCGTGGTGCCGAGGAGCGTGGATGCCGGGACTCCGCGGGAGTTGAAGCCCGAGGCGACGGAATCCGCGTGTTTCGTGGAACAGCAGAAGGCGATCGCCCGCTTCTGGTTGCAGAGCCGCTGGTAGTGGTCGATGGCGTCGCCGGTGACGGTGGGCCGGTCCAGGCGCTCGGTGAGCTCCTCGGCGTTGAAATCACCCGCGCGAGTGCGCAATCCGGTGAGGTCTGCCACCTGAGGTGGGGCAAAGATCTTCGCTGTGGATAAATATCCGTGATGCACCAGAGTTGCCACGGTCGGGCCTTCGACCAGATGATCAAACATCAAGCAGAGCCCGCGGCCGTCCTGACGGAGCGGGGTGGCCGTGACGCCGAGGCGCAAGGCGTGCGGCCAATGCTCGAGGATCTTGCGCCAGGTCCCGGCGACAGCGTGGTGCGCTTCGTCGATCACGATCAGGTCTGGCTGCCAGCTCAGCTGGTCCAGCCTGCGCGCCAGCGTCTGCACCGACGCCACCTGCACCGGATGATCGGCTTCCGGGTCGCCAGCCGCAATCACCCCATGGGGCACGTCTGCCTGGCTGAGCTTCTGGCTGGCCTGCCGGATCAGCTCGCGCCTGTGGACCAGGATGAGCACGCGCCGGCCGCGTGCTGCGGCTGCCTGCGTGATCGCGGCAAACATGATGGTTTTGCCACCGCCGGTGGGGCAGACCAGCAATGGTGCACGATGACCGGCCCGGTAAGCAGCGCGAAGAGCGTGGATCGCGGATGACTGGTAGTCGCGGAGCGTGATGTTCATGGGGATTGACCTGCCTGCGCAGGAGCAATACCAAGGTGGAGAGGCCCGAGACTATCGAATTACTGAGAGCTGGGGGGAGATACAACGAAATGCGGCGAAGAATCGTGAATGCGCCGGATGCGGTGGTAAGTTGCGTGAGCTTCCGCTTCCACCTGCCTTTGGAGAACGCCGACTACCACCGCCACAAAGCGGTCTCAAAAAGCCACCTCGATCTGGTGGCGCGCAGCCCGCTGCACTACTGGGCGCGCTACGTGGACCCGAACCGCGTCGAGCCCGAGCCGACGCCGGCGATGCTGCTGGGAACGGCGGTCCACACCCACATCCTCGAGCTGGATCAGTGGGACCAGCGCTACATCGCCGCGCCGGATGGCGTCGATCGCCGCACCAAGGCCGGGAAGGAGGCATGGGCTGCCTTCGAGGCCGAGTCTGCCGGCCGTACGGTGATCAGCCGTACCGATGCCGAGCAGGTGATGGCGATGGGCCGCGCGGTGCATGGCCACCCTGCTGCGGCCTACCTGCTGGGGCTGAAGGGCACGGCCGAGGGCACGTTCCTCTGGACCGATGAGGCCACAGGCCTCGAATGCAAATGTCGGCCTGACTGGCTGACCGACGACGGCCAGCTGGTGGTGGACCTGAAGACCACCGAGGATGCGAGCCCTGCGGGGTTCAGGAAGTCGATCGCGAACTTCCGCTATCACGTGCAGGCCGCCTGGTATCTGCACGGCCTCGAGCAGGCCACCTGCACCCGGCCCGAGCAGTTCATCTTCATCTGCGTGGAGAAGAAGCCGCCCCATGCTGTGGCGGTCTATGCCGCGAGCCCTGAGATGGTCGGTGCTGGCGGTGAGCAGGCGCTGCGCGATCTGGAGGTGCTGGCCACCTGCAAGGCCGCGAACAGCTGGCCGGGGTATAGCGACGGCGTGGAGGTGATCGACCTGCCGCCGTGGATGCGCCCGCGCGCGGATGGATCGCTGCCGGCTCCGGCCGAGATCGAGACCTTCTGATGCGCGTCCGCTTCAGCGTCATCAGGGCGCCTGTGGCCACGCTGGCCGGGGCCTGGTTCATCACCGAGCTCTGGCCGATCGACTTCACCCCGGCCGCGGCCGGATGCCTTTTCCTCTATCTCACACTGCGCATCACACCATGAGCGACAGCACAGCACTCACAACGACGACAGGATCGGCGTTCTCAGGGATCCAGGCCTTTGAGGATGCCCAGCGGATGGCCAAATCGCTTGCCAGCAGCACGCTGGTTCCGCCCCAGTTCCAAGGGCAGCAGGGCTTCGCGAACTGCCTAGTGGCGCTCGAGATCGCCAGCCGTATGCGGATGAGCCCGTTCGTGGTGGTCCAGAACCTCCACATCATCCACGGCCGCCCCAGCTGGAGCAGCCAGTTCATCATCGGCCTGATCAACGGCTGCGGCCGGTTCAGCCCGCTGCGTTACGAGATCAGCGGCAGCGGCGACAGCCTTGCCTGCTACTGCGTGGCCACCGAGCTGGCGAGCGGCACCGACCAGAAGGGGCCGACCGTCACGATGGCGATGGCGAAGAAGGAGGGCTGGGCGACGAAGAGCGGCAGCAAGTGGCAGACCATGCCCGACCTGATGATCAGGTATCGCGCCGCGGCCTTCTGGGGCCGGCTGTTCATCCCCGAGCTGCTGGTCGGCATCCAGACGGAGGAGGAGGTGGTGGACGTGGAGCCGATCACCGTCCGCGAGGAGCCCAAGCCGAAGAAGGTGGCGATCACCGAGCTGAACGAACAGATCAAGGCCGCTGCGCCTGAGCCCGAGCCGATGGAGGCCGATCTTGTGGAAGACGAACTCTTCTGATGTCGAATACCTCAGGCCGGCCGAGCTGGCGACCAGGTGGCGGAACACCGTCACCCTCTCCACGCTCGATAACTGGCGCAGTCAGAACCGGGGGCCGCGGTTCGTGAAGATCGGCGGCCGCGTCCTCTACCCGCTCGAGGAGGTCGTGGCCTACGAGATGAAGAACCTGCGGGGCATCCCCAACACACCCAACACGCAACCGAATCGATGACTTTTTCTGTGAACGGCGCACTGTTCAAGCAATCCGCAGCCGACTGGCAGAAGCGGATGGGCGACCGCTACGAGGCCGGGAAGAACTACCCGGAGTTTGATGGCGTGCTCAACGTGCCGGCCGATCAGGCGTTTGCGCTGGCCCAGTACCTGATGAACGCTCAGCCCCAGGGCGACCGACAGGAGATCCCTGTCCGGCTGAGCGGCTGGGCAAAGACGGCGAGCAGCGGGGTGAAGTATCTGAGCATCGTGGCCAAGCCCGACTACAAGGTGCAGAAGGCGATCGAGGAGGCCGCGGTGGCACCAGCTGCTGCGGCCAGCCTCGCGCAGGCGACTGGCGGGGTGGTGGTGAATGAGGTGATCGACGCCGATCTCTTCTGAGCTACATCAGCTCGAGCTCCAGCCGCGCGATCTCGTTGACCGCGGCCTGGAGCATCTCCTGCTGGTGGTAGCACTGCTTGAGGAGCTGCGCCGCGAGCGGCCCCACCTGCGGGTGGCGCTCGATGTCGCGGCACTGCTTCTCGATCAGGAACTGCTTCTCGGGTGGGATCTCCACCGTTAGCCACTGTCCGAAGTCCATCTTGTCTGGGGCGAACTGCCCCATGGTGCCTATGAACTGCCCGAACTGCAGCTGCAGCCGCCACCGGGCTGCGGTGACGAACAGCAAGCCAGCTGACCAGGTGGTGCGCCGCCGGGTGTGCCTCGAGTGCGGCCACGCGTGGTTCACGGCCGAGGCTGAGGTCAGCCGCTATGCGGTGGGCTGGTGCTCTGGCCATGCCAGCAAGCCGGTGCTGCGCGTGCCGGTGACACTGACGCTGAGCCACACCGAGGTGGGCCAGGTCGGGCCGAAGCCACGCCAATGCGAAGAACTGTCACAGCCGGGATGATGCGCTGCCGGCGGTGGGCCATGATTAGCGCACGGCCGAAGAGGCCACCCACTCCACCGCCATGCTCACCACCACCGTGCTGGTGATCTGGAAGCTGCTCATCCCGCTGCTGCTTCTGGTCGCCGTGATCGACTGGCTGACCGCTTCAGAGGATCGCCGAGTGCGCATCCTGCGCCGCACCGGCCTCAGCCAGCTTCAGATCGCCTCCCGCCTCAACATCTCCCGCTACCGCGTCCGCAAGGCGCTCGCATCATGATCACCAACCCCATCGTCAACCGCATTGCCGTCGTGGTGCTGCTGGCCTGCGTCTACGCAGCTGGCTACGACGCTGCCAAACAGGAAACCGTCAAGGCTCACCACAACTGCGCCGCTGAGCATCAGCCGCTGCGGCCATGACCCATCCCATCACCCCACCGCCGGAGCTGGTGCAGCAGTGGATTGAACAAGGAGTTAGCAGGCCTCCGAGCGCTGACTACATGACGTGTTTTGCCACCCAAGCCGCCCAATGGGGCGCCGACCAGGAGCTGGATGCGTGCTGTGAGTGGCTGGAGCCCCGCCTGAATCCGGCGTCAATTGATGATTTCCGCGCTGCTCGTCGCCCAAAGCCGCCGAGCTTGAAGGAGCAAGCATTGGAAGCACTTGAAGCTCACTTTGCGGCTCTGCAAGCAGGCGAGCCGACTTATCGACCCTCCTACAAGGCGATCATCCGCCGCGCTCTGGAGGCCCTTCCCGATGACTGAGCGCCGCTTCTACTTTCAGATCAAGTCCGCCAACGTGCTGGAGTGCGTCACCGCCTCCAGCCTGACCGAGGCCAAGCTGATCGCCGCGGACACGTGGCTGCAGTGGTGGTCTGAACTCGAATGGATCAACACCGAGGAGACCGATGCGTGAGACCACCGGAGCGATGCTGCCTTGGCAATGGGCCGAGGAGCCAGCGCAGAGCCAGCACGGTGACGGCATCAGCCGGCCGTTGCCCAAGGCGCGCACCCGCGAGTATCGGCTGATCGTTTATCCCAAGGGCGCCCGCCCGATGACGTGGATCACAAAGGCCGAGACGAAGCGCGCCGCCATCCGCTACGCCGAGGCCCGCTGGCCTGGTGCTGCCGTGGAGGTGGTGACGTGACCGACATGCGCGCGAGAATCAGCCAGCTGATCACCGACAGCGGGACCTACCGCCAGGGCCAGCAGGATGAACGCCAGCGGCTTGTGAGCATGATCGACATCCGCATCGATCAGCTGCGCACTGTGGCCGGCATCCGCAACCGCGAGCAGCTCTGCGCCGAGCTGCTCTACCTCCGCCAACACCTGAACCCATGAACCGCGTCCAACTGGATCAGCAGCGCGCCGACATGCTCGAGGCCCTCTACGAGCGCAGCGGCCGCGATGACCTGCCCTACGGCCACCCGCTCCGCTGCACCTATACCGGGCTCTGGCAGGAGTTCGCGCTGGAGATGGCCACCAACTTCCGCGACACCGACTACGCCGAGCTGCTGGACAAGGTGGTGCGCGCGATCGACGCCACCGAGTCGGTGATGACGCAGAAGCAGGCGCAGCAGGCGATCGAGGTCTGCCGCCAGCAGCTGCTTGGCAGGTGGCGGTGATGCCCAGCCCGTTCACCGAGATGAAGTGCCCGCAGTGTGGTGGGCGCTTCAGGTGCGACAGCTCCGAGCGCAGCTATGAGGGGCAGGTGCGCCGGCAGCGGCGCAAGTGCTACGACTGCGGCCATCGCGCGACTGAGTACGCCGTGACGCAGGACTTCTTCGATGAGCTGATCGCCGCGCGCGAGATCGTCACGAAACTGGCCAGCCACTACTGGGAGCTCACAGAATGACCGACCAGATCAACCCAGATCACTACCGCTACGGCCCGGTGGAGGCGATCGACGTGATCGAGGCCGCCATCGCCCGCGCGCCTGACCCGGTGCTGGCCAACTGCCAGGGCCACGTCCTGCGCTACATCCTGCGCATGTGGGACAAGGGCGACCCGGCAGTGAACGCCGCCAAGGCCCAGTGGTATCTGCGCCGACTGCTCGGCAAACTGGAGGGATGATGCAGCTGCCCAGCCTGAACCTGCTTGAGCGCCTGGCGCTGTGGGTGCTGGTGCGCAGCCGCCGCACCAGCCTGGTGGTGGTGAAGGAGCTCCACTGGCCGGAGGTGTTCGTCGCCGCGGATCAGCGCGATGATGTCGCCTGCTACGTGACCGGGGGCAGCGATGAGCCGGCCTCCCACCTGCTCGAGCGGCTCTACCACGCACCGGCCTACGGCGAAGGGGAATGATCAGCCTGCACGCCGGCCGCCTGCTGCTGTTCTGCGATCGCGCAGACCGGACGTGGCACTGCCGGGTGAACCTTGGCCCCAAGCCGATCCACCAGCTCGAGGCCGATACGGGCACCATCCAGCTGCAGGAGGCGCTCCTGCGCGCGCAGCGCATCTACCAGGCCGCGGTGCATGACCTGCGGCCCGCGGGCTCGCCGCGGATGTGCTGGGACTGCCTGCAGTGGGAGCCGGCCCGCAAGGCCTGTACACTCGGCTTTCCCGAGGCTCGCCAGACTGGAGGCAGGTATGCCGCCCGGTGCGAGGTCTATGTCGGAGCCGATCCTTCTCGGCCGCACTGATCGCGGTGGCGGCTACATCGACACCCTCGAGCCTGCCGGTGGTGGGGAGCTCTACTACCGCAGCTGCGCGAACGGCTACTGCCGATACAGCTCCGATCTCTGGCAGGCCGAGATCTATCTGGACCACCTGCTCGCACGCTGACCCGATGGGGTATTTCAACTGCACCACCACCCGAGAGGCCTACTACCTCTCGCTGGCCAACAGGCCGCGGCCGGCGACGGCCTCGAGCCCCTACCGCGGGGTCTCGCGCAGCACCAACCCGAAGCTGCCCTGGCGCGCCGCGCTGGGCTACCGGGGCCGCCGCTACTACCTCGGCATGTACGCCACCGAGCTTGAGGCCGCGCAGGCCTACAACCGTGCAGCGCTGAGCGTGATCGGCGATCATGCCGTGATCAACGTGCTGCCCGAGTCATGACGCTGCCCCTGATGATCGAGCTGCTGGTCGGCTACGTGGTGGCCTGCTGCCTCGCGCTCTGGCTGGCGTCGAAGATCCTGCCCTAAGAGGGTGGGGAGGTGGCCGGTCCTCACGAGGTGCCGGCCTCACCGCAGCCTCCCCGCTGCGGAATGCCCAGTGACTCCGAAAGTCATTGGATCCGAATCTTAGCCCTCCCCTGCAACCCAGCGCGCGATCGCCCACTCGCCCATCGCGGACCAGAAGGGCTGCGCGCGATACCAGTCCACCCAGCCCTTGTGGCCTTTCTGGCTGTTGCACATCAGGCAGCAGCTCACGAGGTTCTCGCGCACGGTGAGGCCGCCGTGAACCTTGGGGATGACGTGATCGAGCGTCGGGCTGCGGCCGAGCGGATCGCCGCAGTAGGCGCAGCGGTAGCTCCACGCGAGGTGGATCTGATCGCGGGCTGACCTGCGGGTGACCAGCCGGGTCTCATCAATGTGGTGCCGATCCACCGAGGTCTTCTGGCAGGGTGAACAGCTCGATGCCCAGATCGAGGAGGTCCTCCTCGGTGTGGATGAACTCGGCGATCTGGCTGTAGAGGTCGGCGGGGATCTGGTCGGGGTCGGTGTCGCTGCGGATGATCACCTTGGCGGTGATCTCGGCGATGTGCGCGCGCATGGGCGGTGCCCCGGCTTGGCTCACGGTAGCGAGGGGAACAGGATCGGCGGATTGTGACGGGATGTGACAGGCAGGCAGGGTGCGCTGCCGGCGGTGTACCATCGGGCTGCGGCTACCATCCACCCATGACCTACATCCTCCAGACCGGCCCGTGGCACATCGGGCCGTTCTCCACCCACGTCGCGGCGCAGCACTTCGCCGAGACCCACGGCATCGACGACTTCCGCATGATCCCGCTGGATGACCCGGCTGAGGCACCAGGTCGCATCGCGCGGCTCAGGATGGCGCCGCTGAAGCACCCGATGGAGAGGCTGCGCGAATAGTGCGCGAATGGCGCTCGGCGCCGCCTTAACCCAGAAAGAAGAAGCCCGCTAAGTCATTGACCTAGCGGGCTTTTTTGGTTGCGGGGGCCAGATTTGAACTGACGACCTTCAGGTTATGAGCCCCGCCCGAGCAGCTCACGGGCGTTCACGCAAACTCATCAAACCTCTGATTCGTCGAGTGTTTTCGGGTTGACGGCTTACCGCTTGTTCGCGCAAGATCCGCCCCGTTCGCGCAAATCTACGCGAATAGTGCGCGAATGGAGAGGGGCATGACGAAGCAGTGGGTAGCCGATCGGAAGGTGCCAGGACTGGGCCAGATGGTGCTCGAGTCCGGGGTGCGGACCTGGTACGTGCGCTATCGCGAGGCG